AGGAATAGTGTTAATACTATTAGACTTACTTATCGGTAATAGTTTGCTTACCTTACTTAGACTGGTTATACTATATGTTGAATAAATAACAAACAAAGGGTGTAAGTATGGCTAAGTTCGTATGTCAGGCTAGACAATATTCTGACCAAACAATCTGTACCCGGTGCGATATGACTTGGGACGTTAACGACCCCGAACCGCCTAATTGTAAAACCGGGCGTGAACTTTATAACTATGTTAAGGAGAAATTAAAATGGCTGAACCGGAAATCGAAGTAAAGAAAGGTGGTGGTGACTATAGCTATAAACCATCTAAAGGCGGTAAGTTATTTAACGCTAAAGAAATGGCTATGGTAGCGGGTGTTAGTGAAGTAGCTTTTAATAACCATTGGATTAAGAACGGTTGTCCTTTTATTCCAGACCCAATGAAGCCTAAGAACAAATTATACGCGTCGGCTGCTGTTATGAAGTGGCGACTCGTTAAAGATATGGTAGCGCTTGAAAAACGCATGGTAGGTGAAGTCGTGACGCGTCACGATGCTATGACATCAGGTGAAGCCGACCGTCGTAAAAAACAAGCCGAAGCTTTATTAGCAGAATTAAAACTGTCTAAAGAGTTAGAGTTAGTCGCTAACATTGAGGACTTAATGAATAACTTCGCTAACGCGGTCGGTCATGTTACAGCCTCGTTATTAGGGTGGCGCGCTAACCTCACTGGTTTGTTAACAATGCAACCTGAAGATGTTATTGATAAGGTTTTAGATGAAGAGATAACCCGGGTACTGTCTGCCCTGAAGGAATATAACCACGAATACGAAGGTGAAGAAACAGAAGAGTTGTAACTCTTGGTGAAAGTCTTTATCATACCCTCATAGTTTTCATGAATACAGAATGATTTTGTTATGGGTATGATGAATGTAAATGTTACAAGTAAATTAGCTCAGACGGTTATAGCTGACTCACTCAGTAACATTTTTCACAGTAGATTTACACCACCGCCAAAACTAAACCTAGTTGAGTGGGCTGATACATATAGGTATTTGCCTGACAACTCGGCTGAAAAAGGCAAATGGCGTACTAGTCGTGTAGAAGTATCAAGACAACCTATGTTATCGGTGTCTGATAATACTGTCAGTGAAGTGACTATCATGTCATGTATTCAGTTAATGAAAACTGAACTTATGATTAACGCCGCGCTTTACTATATGCACCAAGAGCCGACGCCAATAATGTACGTCGCCCCTAAAAAAGAAGTTGCCGAAGCTTGGTCTAAAGAGCGACTAACCCTTTCAATTAATTCTACCCCCGTGTTAAAAGATATATTCGCTGACAATCGACGCGGAGATGGTAACACCATATTGCAAAAACAGTTTCCCGGGGGTCAAATCTCGATAGTGTCGGCACGTAACCCGGACGATTTAGCAATGCGCGCATGTCGTTTAATGTTGTTTGATGAATGTGATAAGTACCCTGTTAATACAGGTGCGGGTAAAGAAGGGTCAGGCGGTGAGGGCGACCCGATAGCTGTAGCATGGGGTCGAGCTACTACATTCGGTGAACGTAAGAAAAAGATTACAGCCTGTTCACCTACGGTTCGTGGTTCATCAAGAATAGAACAAGAATACCTTTCGTCTAATCAATCAGTCTTTTATCAACCTTGCCCCCATTGTGGACACGCTAAAGAATTAATGTGGGAAGATATAAGTATCCCGGTGAACAAACAGACGGGTGAGTACATGGCTGATGACGCTTATATACTATGTTCAGAATGTCGCGTACCTTGGAACGAGGGCGATAGGATGCGCTCAATTAGTACGGGTTATTGGTACGCTAAAAAGCCTGAGATTACATACCACCACGGGTACAAAGTTTCGTCTTTAGCTAGTCCTTTCACTAAGATTAAAATGTTGGCGCGTGAGTTTGTTAAAGCGTTTGGCAATCCTCAATTAATGAAAGTTTTCATGAATACGCGCATGGCTATTACATGGCAAGAGGACGGCGACCAACCTGATTGGGAAGTGTTGTATGACCGCCGCGAAGCATACCGTACTTGTAAGATACCGTCTAAGGCGTCAATGCTTACAATGGGCGTCGATGTACAGAAAGATGGTATATGGTATGAAACTGTAGCATGGGGTAGAAACCGTGAATCATGGTCTATTGATATGGCGTTTCTTGAGGGTAGTATATTAGAAACTGAATTTAGGAATAAGTTAAAAGTACACTTCGATACTATCTACGACCATCAAGACGGTGTAGCTATGATGTCAGAAATTGTCAATGTCGATTCTGGTTATGAAACGAACGCCGTTTACTCGCTGGTTAGAGAATGTGGCACAGATAGAATACGAGCGGTCAAAGGTGAGAAAGAGGCAAATATGACTCAGATATTAGCCGCCCCGGTGTACGTTGATGTTAATTGGGAAGGTGCAAGAAGTAGTCGCGGTTTGAAACTTTGGAAAGTCGGCTCTAGTATGTTAAAGACTGAATTTTACGCATGGCTCAAGCTGAAGAAACCTAGTCCTGAAAAGCTTAAAGAGGGCGCTACTTACCCACTAGGGTATTGTCACTTTCCTGAATGGGACGAAGGATATTTTAAACAGATTACGGCTGAGATTAAGATACATGCGACCGATAATAAAGGGTATGATAAAGAGGTATGGCATAGGCTTAGAAAAGATAATCACTTACTTGATTGTAGGGTCTACGCGCGCGCCGGGGCTTCTATGCTACTCATTGATAGAATGAATGATGAAGACTGGGATAAGCGAGAAAAACTGCTTAGAATTAATCAGGTTGACACTCAGGTAGAATCTAGCGATAATAAGATATCTAATATAACATCTAAACCCGCTTCGTCGCGTTTTAAATACGCTAAGAGATAATGATGAATACTGCAATTGCACCGACGTACACTGTTGGACAGCTTCAAAACTTGATGACTCATTACGCTAAGGGTGTGATTAAATTTCGCGATGGTGAACAATGGGTTGAATTTGATACACTAACTCAAATGAAGATTGTAATTGATACATTACGTTCTGAGTTATTCCCTGAACAGTACGCAAAACCTATCGGTTATATTCGTACACGCATAGTTAAGGCTTATTAATGAGTATGTTACACCGTTTAAATGGCGCTATTGATAACTTAGTAGGTGTTTTTAGTCCTGAAGCTGAATTAAGCCGTATACGTAATCGCCAAGCTACAACCATGTTACGCGGATACGACGCGGCTGGTGATGGTTGGTCTAACCCGTTTAACATGCTTAGAAACACTACGGCGGGTACTGAAGCGAGTAAGAACAATCGTAAGTTGACGGCTGTAGGTCAAGAGCTTACCCGTAATAACGCATTAGCTAATAGAATTAAAAGTCAATGGGCTAGTAATGTTGTTGGTAGTGGTATAACTTTAGATTTAACATCGAAGAAAAAGAAAAAGCAAAAAGGTAAAGCGGGTGCTAAAGCGGCTAAGTTGAATACAACGGCTAAAGACGCATTTTTAGGAGATTGGGAAGAGTGGGCTGACGGTACAGATTGTGACTTCGACGGACACTATAATTTCTATGGTCTGCAATGGTTGTGGATTGCCTCTATAGTTGAATCAGGCGGTATAATAATCCGCAAGCATATTAATAAAAGAAATGCTATTCCGCTTCAATTGCAGACCATAGAACAAACCCATTTATCTAAAGAGAAAGACGGTGAATATGATGATGGTATAGTCGCTGACGGCATTAAGTTTAATAAACTTGGTCAACGTGTCGGCTGTTATATTAAGATTATAGACTTAAACCTTGCTCTAGCAAACAAGCAAGCACCTACCTATCATGAGTTTGGTACTGACGTAATTTACTTATACCGTAAAGAACGTTCAGGGCAACATATCGGGATATCTTGGTTACACAGCGTTGCTACTACGTTAGAAAAGTATCAAGCTACTCAAGATGCAAAAATCACACAACTTCAAATAGCGGCGTGTTTATCCTTAGTGATTAAAGACGCTGACAAGACGATAGGTGGTGTTACTGTTACAAACAGTGATGTAGGTACGGAATTAAGCGCGGGTGGCATCCAGCACGTTAGCGCGGGTACTGACATTGAGACTATCACACCGCCTAACCCTTCAGAATCGTCAGCTTTTATGAAAGAGCTTAAAGATGATATCGCGGCTGGTGTGGGTTTAACCTACGCTCAACTAACAGGCGATTACAGTAAGTTTAATTTTGCGTCAGGTCGTATGAGTAAGATAGACTTTTTCATGATATTAAGCTTCGTTCAACTCAATGTTTTTAAACCTAACCTAAATACAATCTTTGGATGGTTTGGTGAACTGAGATGGTTGAAGACAGGTGAGCAAAATCAGTTTAACGCTAAATGGGAATTCCCGGCAAGAGCGGCTGTTAACCCTGCTGAAGAATTCGAAGTCTTATTTAAGAAGTGTCGCGCGGGTGTTATTTCACCTAAGCAAATGGCTACTCAATTAGGTGAGAAGTTAGAGCAGTCTATCGAAGGTTGGAAAGAGTCTAAAGAGTTATGGGGTGATTTAGTATTCGATACAGACCCTAGTAAGTTTACGTCGGCTGGTAATCAGTTGAATGACGATGACGCGGCTAGTTCTAATAATGCGACTAATCAAGCTAATGCAGTTAAAAAATCCCAAGATAAACAAAAGGCTATCGACAATGAATAACACAGAGACTATACTAGCCGCAATCAATACTTCTAATGCCGGGTTTTTAATGCAAGTTACCAAACTAAATGACACTGTTAGTACCTTAAATATCAGTGTTGTTAAACTAAATCATGATATTAATAATCAATCTGAAAAACATACAGACCTTAAAGACACAGTTGTCAAATTAGAACAAGATTTAGTTGATGTTATTAAAGACGTTGACGAGCTTAAAGTATATGGAAAATTAGGTTACGAACGTCGTCGCTGGTGGTCTAGTAATTGGATGAATATAATAAAGACTGTTATATTATGTGCTAGCGCGGTATCAGTTGTTGCAATTGCATACGCTAACTTAACACCACAACTGTAACCCGGGGTAAGATGTGTCAAAAGTTTTAAAGGTAATTCCAAAGAACTATAAAGCTAGTGATTACCTTATCGAAACTAAAGACCGCAACGGTAAAACGTGGTATGTAACTACACACAAATTGCGATACTTCTCTAAACGTTATAAACGATGGATAGTATGTCAGAGACATTTTGTTTCTGACGGCGCAACGGGCGCTTACGATATAGATTCGTTCGGCTGGTTATTCCACGATAAGTTATGTGATACAGGTATGTTTGATGATTCTAGTCAGTGTACCAATTGGCAAGCGTCAAGTGTTGTCAGTGACATACTGCGTAATGAAGGTCGTTATATCCGCGCTCAAACTTGGCGATACGCTACTTTTATAGGTGGTGGCGGTAAAGCTCGTAAAAATGGAATGTTTACCTTGAAGTAACACCTGCTATTTAAGCACCGTTAACCGCCTACTTTTCCTAGTTCTACACCTCGTACTACACATAACATGGTCTTTTCTCTTCGAACAAAACCAGTTATCGCATTCAATACATTTAATCAATTTACTATTACAATAAGTACAATATCCTTTAGCTGTAACGTGTTTCTGTGACATTTTCGACTACCCCTTCTAATCGTACGTTTTTTATACTATAACTTATTTTGTCAATCTCGACACTAATTTTTTATAAGTGAGAAATATCATGGAAAACAATTCAATTAATCCAAGCGAAGTAGCAACATTATCTCTTTTAGGTGGCGGTGGCGGTTACGGTTACGGCGGTCGTGGTCATGGTGGTCATGAATTCGCTAACGCTGGAAGTAACGCGGTTCGCATTAATAGAAATGAAAAAATAACAGAATTAGGTCATGATTTTATATCACAACAAATTAGCGACAATGCTGACCGCAATCGTGACACATTAACCACATTGCAAAGTAATACTAGTTTCGACCGTGTGAACGATAAAATTTCAGACCAAACGACTTTTTTTAATCAAGCTATAAATAACGTTACGCGTGAACAAGCTCAAAACGCCCGTGAAGCGGCTAAGTGTTGTTGTGAATCTCAGTTATTAGCTGTTCAAAATCAAGCCAAGACTGACGCTGGTTTAGCCTCTATTCTAGCTAATCAAGCTTGTGATGTTCGTGTTGCTGACGCTGTAGCTAACACGGCTCAAAATGCAAAACTTGATTTATTGTTAAGTGAACGTGGTGGACATGGTGGCGGTCGCGGTTGAACTTCTAACGGGCGTGAAAGTGTTGGTGATATTGCGACACCTCCATCAATTCCTAAAAAGTCTGTTAAATAAGTTAAATAGATTGTGTAGTTAAATTAACAAAGGGGGCTTTATTGCTCCTTTTTTATAAGGTGAGTAACATGTTAAATATAAATAGTATATTAAAATCTGTATTACACGAAGTACAAGAGAAAAGTGAATCAATTAATGTAGTTGATGAATACCATGTAGTTGATACTATATCAGGTGTTGAATTTCACTTGTACGATGACTACTTTCAAATGACTAAGGGTGATGAAAAGCCTATATCTGTATCCCGGTTTTCAGAAGGTGAGAAAGCTACTATAATGGAGTTGAAGAACCTTATAACTGACCCTTTAGTAACTCAGGATAAATTAGATAACCACGACCAATATGTATCAAATGACCGTCAACGTTTCGCAGACTGGTTTCAAAATCCTAACCCCGTGGTTGAACATGGTGGTGTAAAAGAGGAAGAAGGCACAGAAGTTTATGTTCGAAACTAGTGTAACCCGGGGTGAGTGAAAATTATAACCTTGATAGCTTAGTGTACATGTAGTATTATCTGAAGTCTAAATAACAGACATGTACACATATTAAGGATTACCCACAATGTCATTAATAATAGACCCGGACAACTTAAACCAAGGTGTAGAAGTGATAATCGACACCACCGCGTTAACCATAACGCTTACTGTAGCTGGCAACCTGTCTAATGACGGTGTTACGGGACAATCATTATACTCCTTCTTAAAAGAAGAGTGGCGTACTGATGCTACATTAATACCTTTTGATTTTCCGATGGTTGGTATAACTCCTGAACAATTTGAATTTGTTGAAGGTTGGGTACTTGTTGATGATACGACTCGTAATCTAATTCGTGCTGCGGGTTGGCGAGAAATTAACGCCGCTCAAGAAGTTACCCGCGAATACATGGGTGTCATATCATTAGGTAATATTGATGGTGCTGACACGGCTCATTACGCGTTTAGTTCACAAGTTGCTAAAACTAACTTTGCGTTTGCTGGTGTTGTTAACCAAGGTGTTCAAACCTTCGGTAATGCTGCTAATGGTAATTTTGATTATCGCGCTGATACATTGACTCTTTACATTCGTACTCAAGGTAAGTTATACGGGACGCAAACAACTACTGATATCGGTGTAAGTGGGCTATCTTATATTGCTTACCGTTTCCCACTGTCAGAAAGTAACGATTTAAAAGTTACTACCAGTGATGGTGATATCTCTACCTTAGCACCTTATACTGGTATGTCGATTACATACGGTGCGATAACAAGAACGATTGGTGTTGCTAGTCGAAATTTCAGTATATTAATCGACGGTAACAATGCTACCGCTGAACAAATCTACGAATTTGTACAATATCAGTTACGTCAAGACGTAGATATTGATGATGGTGTGGGGGTTGATAACGGTTTACTTGCCGAATCAATGCTCGAATTTGTTGGTGATAGTCTAAGCACTCTCTTTACTGCGAATGGTGGAGTCTATATTGATAACTTCAACAGTAACGATACGAACAGAATATCGTTCACAGACGATGTAAATATACCTCGTACATTCCCGTTTGTTGCCGCTGGAAGTATATCTTTCAACGCTAACTTGCAGGGTGACGCAAGCGCTATTTATCGCATGTTCTACACAACAAATCCTGCGGGTAACTTTGGAAGCTCTGACGCTGTTCTGGTAGATAACAACTCTGATATAGATATTTCAGGTAATATTTCAGGTGCGTCGGATATATCGTTCGACTTTGATTACGATGGAAATGTTCAGGGTGGTAGAGCTGCGGGTACTGACGCTGATGTAACCATTGTTGCCATAGGTCTGAACTCTGCACAATACGTTGTTGCAACAGGTACGATAACGCGAGCAGTTGGTTTGAACTTCTCGCTAGTTGCACCTCTTGAACGTAACTATACTAATCCCGCATAAGGAATAATTATGCCATTCACTTTACCCGCTGCACAATACCTAATGACTTCTAACAGCAATAGAGGTCTTGTAGGGAGTAACGCGCAGGGAACAAAGTCTGCTGGTAACTTGCCTATTACTACTGATGCACAGCAGTTTGTGAATAATACAGGCTCTAATGCTACAGGTGCAATATCACAGATAGTTTTTGGGCTTGACTCTCAGAACAGCANGAGTGGATATGACATGAGTGTCGATAGTCGCGTGATTGTTACTTCAGTACAATACAACGCACCAAACAGAATACAATCAGCAATAATGGCTAACAATGGCGCATCTATTGATGTTGTATCAGGGACAGACGAACTCAACTTCAAGAGGTTTCGAATAGGTGGCAATGATACTCCTTTTTGTTCATCGCAAGCAGGGGCAAACACTATTTGCATAGACCCTACTTCACTATCAAATGATTTATCAGGAGGTACGTTTGACGTTACAAATGTAAGCGGTTGGGCTTGGGGCTGTGTGAGATTTAACTTGTCGGGGAGTAGCACACTTCTGTGCTTCTTTCAGCGTGTGTTTATGTTCCAGACCACTAAAGATGCAGCAGGTATTCCAAAGTTCACAGGTGTATCAGATTGGAGTCAGGCGTTTACAGCGGTTCAAGGAACAAATTTTGCTAACAAGGTAGGTGCTTGGATTTCTCAAGTTGGTTCAGCATTCTTTGTACCTTGCCCTTGGCAGATTGGCGACGGTATAAGCTCCACTACGTTTAATGACAATGGTGTGGTTATTGTATCACCTGCTGATAACGCGCCGAAGGCTGAGAACTTCCGTTTAACCAATCAATCAATGAGGGTTTACTTATCCCTCAGAACAAGTGGCGATAGTGTAACGTTGTCTGGTGCATATAATTGGGGAACAGCAGCACCTTGGGATTTTGATACTAGCAGCGCAAGTACATGTACTATAACAGGTGCGACCTTCAACGGTATGGGTGAATTTACTCTCGGTAGTTCAATCACAGGTGCAGCAACATTTAGTCTTGCTACAGGCTCACAGGTAGTCATTAACGGTGCTGATATTGATGGTTCAACCATTAACGGTAATGTGGTACTAAATAGTGTAAGTGATTTAACTGATATAACTATCAACGGTGACTTAGAAATTAACACGGGTGTAGATAGTGTGTTGAATTTTTCTGGCGTTACTGTTACTGGTGACATTACGAATACAGGTGTAAATACCTTAGTTATTAACTCACTGTCAGGTAGTTCATTAACGACCACTGAAGCGGGTACAGGCGTCGGTCAGGTAGATATCACAAGTTCAACAGCTTTAGCATTAACAGGTTTGAAGAACCCAAGTGAAGTTAGAATATATGAAGCGGGAACTACCATTGAAATAGCCGGACAAGAAGACGTAATCACAGGTACATTTAATGCAGGTATTACCGTTGCATCAGTAGATATAGTAATCGCGTCATTAACTTATGAGATATTAAAACTTAAATCAGTTAATACGACGGTAGATGTGGCGTTACCTATTCAACAACGTTTTGATAGAAACTACAGGAATGTATAAATGATTGACGTAACGTTTAACGGGGAAAGTTTAATAATACAACTTTCTACGATTGGTACATACGATGTAGAACTTGATTTATATTCAGCTTGGAAAGAATGGGTAGTCACAGGTGATAACTCTAAGTTTCCTATCGCGTTTGAAACAACAGGTGGTGACGATATCGGTGGAGGTCAACAAATAGCGCCTTATTTCTTTTGTAAAAATGACACTGGTTGGAGGATTAAAGCACCTCAAGAAAATGGTGAAGTCATAATCACAGGTAACTTATTTCCTCGCACAGACGCAAACCCTTTATTTTCTGAGAGTGTAGGGTTTGACGCATATATCAGACAAGAAGTATCGTCTAAGGCTATAGTCGCTGAAGTCAATACGGCGGGGTCAGGGATATCAGAACAAGATAAGTTAGATATAGCGGCTCTAGTATGGAGTTACACACAATGACCACATGGGATTTACTGACAGCTAACAGCGATGCACCTATCGGTAGTACCGCTTGGGTACATATAAACTCTATTACGGGTGGTGGCGATGGTGACACCGTTATTGTACTAGGTGAATTAACAAGCTCGGTAAGTACCACTTTAACAAGCTCGGTTGATGTTGATTTAACGTCAAACATAACCACACATGAATTGTCTTCTAATATAGACAGTGAGATAAACACAGGAATAACCACATGACCGCTATGATAACCACGGGTAACGACGCTGTAATATTACATACGTTAAAAAAGAATGGTGTAGTTTTTAATATACCGAACACCGCTATAATAACTTGTAGACTTATAACGATGGAGCATGAGGTTTTAACTAGCGAAGTAGTACAGTCGTTCGACGCTGATGGTGCTGATTGGAGTAATAGTTTAATAGCGGTTATACTACCCGCAACAATCACAACCGAAACAGTTACTAAGGCTTTATCTTGGAAAAACGGAGCTACTAAAGCTAAGTTAGAAACCCAAGTAGACGACAATGGTAAATTAACTTGGTTTGAATCAATTACTTTAACTAAAGGCACTATTGCTTAATTTTCAATATTGCTTTAATATCATATAACTTAAACATGAAAAGGTCTTGCTATGAATGTAGCTACAGAGATATTATTATCTGGTAAACGTACCCGGGGTGCATCAGAACGCTTCGAGGTTCAACAATTTGAATCTAGCGGTGTGGCTGATGGGACAATAGTACCTGACAGTGTAGATGACGTTAATCGAACTATCGAATTAATCTTTACCACGGGCGAAGCTGGTAAGCGTCACCATTGGGATATTGGCGAGTACATGGAGGAATTGGAAATTTCCCCGGGTGCTATTCGTACCGACCGTTTAGACAAAGGTTTGTCTGTTTGTGACAATCACGATACTTATACTGGTAGTAAGGGTGTATATGGTGTTACAATGCCGTCAGTTAATGGTAATGTTCATTATACTATCGCAAACGGTGAACTACGCGGTAAAGTAAAATTTGCTGATGACCCGGAAGCAGAGATAATCTGGCAACGAGTTAAGCAAGGTATATTGCGTCATTGGTCATTAGGCTATGATGTACATGAGTTCAGAGCTAGTATCATAGAGGGTAAATTACCTCACTATCTTGCTGTCGATTGGACACCACTAGAACTATCAATAGTACCTGTTTCGTTTGAAACAACTAACGGTAGTAGAACTAAGCCTACTTCGGGTTTACATAATGTTAAAATTACACAAAAGGAAAGTCTTATTATGACTGCTGCACAATTAGCCCGACTTGCATTATTGCAAGGAATGAGTACGCGTAACGCTACTGAAGAAACTGAAATGGGTACGCTCGTTGCTTTACGCAATGCTCAACCCGCTAACCCTAACCCTGCTGTTGCCGCTGCTGTTACCGCCGCTGTTGCTCCTGTAGTTGCTCCTGTTACCG